CTCGGCAATCCCACCGCCGGTACAAGACTCGGCCGTGGATACGTGGGCGTTGAGAAGCTGCAATTGTCTGCCAAGGTCAGCGGCCAGCTGGGTGATTACTTTCACGGTCATCTCCTGATCGGGCGGTATGAGACTAACCGTACACGAGCGCCTCGCACATGCAAGTTACAGGCTCGATCAAAGTGTTAGCGAGTGAGTGCCCTGACATACGCCTGACACGCCTGCAAGGCGATCAGTCCACGGTCGCCGGCGTCGGTGATGGCGATAATTCGTTGAGCATGCGCCGGCTCAAGTCGGGCGCGTAGGGCGCCATGATCCATGCGGCCGGGGTCGGCGGCGGCTGGCACGGTGCCGATTGGAGGTGTGTCAGTGGCATCGAGGAGGACTGACAGCCGCACATCAGCAGTGGCCAGACGATCGCGCAGGCGAGCTTGATTACGTTCAACATCAGTTAGCACCTGGTAATGAATTTTATCGCTGGCGGCCAACTGCTGTTCAAGCCGCCGTCGTTTGTCCTGCTCCGCCTGCTGCCGGGTGGCCGCTGCCAGCGTCAGTTGATTCAGCGTTGCGCCATGCAGCCTGGCCTGCTCAGCCAGTTGTCGGCCGTATCGCCAATCCTGAAATCGCCACGCAAGCGCCGCCGAACTCCCGACCAATACAGCCAGCAACACCACAACGCTCACGCCCCGCCACGACGCTGGCATCAGACCGAAGGCTGGCATAACACCGCCCTCGCCCGCGCCCACAGCTGCAATCGGTCTTGCAATCCGTTCAGACCGCCGTTGATCCGGCGGGTGATGCTGTTGAACTGGTCGCGGTCGGCCAGTTCATTCAGGCCGTTGCGCTCCCAGAACCACGCGGCGGATTCAGCAGCCCATTGCGGTTGTTCCAACAGTTGCGGCGATGCCAACAGGCGCTCATCGCCGAACAGGCCAAGGCTGCATTGGCGGTAGTTATTGCGACCGGTGATCTGGATCAGGCCACGGCCGCGGTACTTCTGGCCGTCACCGTCAGGTTCAGGGGTATTGCCCAGGCGATCAGCGAGAACGCCGATGTCGTATTTGCTCAGGTATTGCTCGTTTCCCAGTTCTCGCACGTACTGCAATTGCCCCGACTCATGTCCGACTTGTGCGAGAAATGCGGAGATGCGCTTGGGTGTATTGATGCGGCGGCGAGTCATCGCCTCATTGATCACGAAAACGAAAACGCCCGCAGCTTTGCGGGCGTTTGGCAGAATGTGCTGGAGTTGCACTTCAGTAAGCGGCATGGGTCATGTTCCGATTGCTATTGATTTTCTCTCAAGTGGGGTCCAGACAGGTCGCCTCGATCATGCAGCGATAACTTTGATAGCGATCACCACTGGCTACGACCTTGTCGACCGACCAGTGACCGCGCATGAAATCCGGCCAGGAGGTATCCAGCATCAACAGGCCTTCGGCGGACAGGGCGGGGTTACCCGGGCAGCTGATTTTCACCTTGAGCTTTTCACGAAACAATTTGCGCACTTCAGCCTCACCGACGGCTTTGGCATCTTGCTCGTTCTGACAAAGCTGGCGCACCACCGTGAACGGGGCGCTACCGGTTTCGACCGTGCGCAACGTTCCGGCCGCCGCATCCCACCAACTCGTCTTGCAACCCTGGTTTTTGGCCCGGGCCGTGTCGTCGAGCGTGGCGGAGATGAAAGCATGATCACCAGGACGATTGTCAGTGGTCACTGACAGTTTGACCTCGGGCAACACCTTGCCCGACAACGACTTGACCTGGCCCGGAAGCGCCAGGACATACAGCTCACCGACCGGTTTGGCGATCGCACCGTATTTGCGTGCCAGACGGGTGAGAAACCCCATATCAGTTTCGTTGGACTGATCGACGTGATCGATTTTTTTCAGTGATAACCCAGGAGCCACCCGTGGCGAAAATCCGTGGCGCAAAGTCAGCTCGCGAAACAGTGCGCCCAGGGTTATCGGGCCATGACTGGCGGATCGACGCTGGCGAAACCCGGTCTCGTCGGCAGCACTGAATGGTGCAGCGGTAGCCACCAGCGTCAAGCGCAGCGGAAACAGTGTGGGCGTGCGTCGTGTGACCATGAACTGGCCCTTGTCGACCATCCCTGACTCCCGATAACCGACTCGCAAGCCGATTTTGCCCCCCAGGCTCGGCAAGCCTTCAAGCCCCTCCAGATCAAGCGTCAGCGTCAGTTGATCGGACTCGATGCCGGCGGCATCAACGTGCTCCCAACTGATCAAACGCTGATTGATCAGCACCTCATTGGCCCCGTAAATTTGAACTACCGGCGTAAATCCCAGTGCCATAAAACCTCCTTAATCCCACGCGGAAACCGGCGTGGCCAAAACGGGTTTTGATTCAAGTTCCGGCAGCACCACCCAAATACCCGAGGGCAATACCGGCCCCGGTTCCGCCAGCGTTGGATTGAGCCGCCACAGCGCCTCTTCAGCACTGTCGTCACTGCGCCCCAGTTCGCGGTACAGCAAGAGATTCACCGAGTCACCGGCCACACTTCGTACCCTACGCATGAATAAACTCCGATAGGTCGACGACCCAGTTGATGACCATCGCGGTGCCGTCATCAATGACTTCACTCTGGGTCTCCGCCACGCTGTTGATTCGCCACAGCCCCCAGTTGCGCCCGATGCCATCGACCATCGGCACCGGCAATCGCAGCGCCTGTAGCGTGCGCAGTTCATCGAGCCGGTCCATGGCCACCGCGTACATCGACTTGCCGGTAATTTTGAGGGTCTGGGCCTTTTGCCCGGTCTGACTGGACTTCGGCTTGCCCGTCACAATGTCCAGTTCCACCCAGCCACCGTCCGAGGTGCGCTGGATGCCGCTGTAGGCAAAGTTGCGAGACAGGCCGAAGATAAAACTGCCAAGTGCCATCTGCTGACGCATTACATACCTCCATCGGTCAGGGCCGCATCGCGCCGTGTGGCGAGGGCGTTGGTGCTCATCAACGGAACGAATTCACCGTGAAACTGCGCCTGCAACTGTTGCTCGACGACCCTGCGGATTTGCTCGGTGCTGTCGGGTGTTGTGCAGGTGACTTGGATCGACGGTGAGAAGTTGATGGGCGAGCTTTGCGCCTGAGCGTTGACCAGGTCTTTGCTGACCTGTTCCGGCGCGCCAAGACGATCAATCAGTCCACCCAACTTTTCGCCGAGCAACGAGCCGATCCCGGAACCGGCAACGCCGCCCATCAAGCCGCCAATGGCCGTGCCGACACCAGGAAGTATCAGGGTTCCGAGAGCGGCGCCTGCTGTGGCCCCTGCATAGGAACCGGCCAACACTCCGGCAGAAGAAACGATGGCTTTAGGGTCACCGTTGGCGATGCCTTGAGCGACGTTTATACCCGCGCTGAGCACTCTCAGCGGTGGAGCCGCCCGACCAATTAATGTGCCTGCTTTCGCCGCCCTCCCGACAAGCGAAGTGACCTGCGCCGGACTTCCAGGAGTCTTCAGTCCCTGCGTTTGTGTCGTCGCAGGCACAAGATTGCGGCGTCGAACTTCGATGTTGTGTTGCACCTGTTTCTTGAAGCCAGTTCTTTTCCCGGTTTTGTGGCTCTCCTTCCTGTTGCTGGCGTTGCCTTCCAGGGTGTCATTTCGATTTGGACTTATGTCTTTTCCTGACTTCGGGGAGCGACGTTTTTCATCTTGACTGCCACTACCACTCTCTTCGTCAATCAGCTTGCCCAACCCCAAAGGCAATCGTGACGCCCCCCATTTCAGGATCGCTTTAGCGATATTGGCGCGAGCTTCGTCGATCACTTCCGATCCGATGGCAATCAGCCCGGCAGCGATAGCCGCCAGCCCGGGGCCCAGATAGGGGGTTTGTTCGGCAAACGAGCTCAACTTGTCGAGCGGGGCGGAAAAATCCGGAGTCGCCACATTGTGCAGACGCTCCAGACTGGCCGTCATCGGGTTGGCAGAAGCGGGCGGCGGACTTTCTGCGAGGGCAGCGAGGGGGGCCGTCGAGACTACCCGCTCGAGTGTTGACGGCACTTGAACGTGCTTCTCGGGGATTGCCGCTGGCGCCATCTGCATCGCATGGCCAGCACTTTTGTCCGTGATGGGCACAGCCATGGGCAACACAACCTTATGTTCGGTTGGCACTGCTACGGGTGATTTCAGCTCACAGGTACAGGGCTGATTGTCTGTTTGATGCGCCATCGGCAAGCGGGGTGATTCAACGGAGGGACGCCGCCCAACTTCGAGACTGAGCCTGAACGGCGATTCACCACCCGCGCGTGGCACCTGCGAAAATGCCTTGAGCTGCGGCCGAGGTGCGAACAACGCCGCCGTCAGCGATTCCAGGACCTTACCGAGTTGGCCCTGCTCTGCGGTCAACAAGCGAATGTTCAGACTGGCCGCGTTCAATGCCACGCCGAGCTGGGCCATGGCGCCTGTAAAACCGGTCAAGCCAAAGGGCTCCGACGCGACATTGAATGTCGGTAGTCCAAAACCATTGAGCGTCGCCTCGCTCATCGAATACTTTGTGTCTGCCATCCTCCCCTACTCCTCTTTCACACCCAGACGACTCAACGCGATGTCGTAGCGGCGCAATGCCTTGTCAGCGTCCCACTCCAGAATGTCCGCCTCACTTACCGGGTAAATGAGCGGCACCACATCGAGGATCACTTCGATGTCGCGTTCCGAAAGAAGGCCGCCGGTTGGTTTAAAAAATCGTCGATGCGCACCTGCAATTGCGTCCAGTCAGGCACGGTCAAGTGGGCCAGGTCGGGCAGCATCAGGCCGGTGCAATGGGCGGTGATGAATTCGGCGCGTTCCTTGGCGGTCTTGAGTTTTTTCATTGCTTTGGTGGCTCGCAGCACCGGCATTTCCAGGCTTAACGTCATCAAGGTGCGACCCGCTGCGGTGAGCGGTTGCAGCAACGTCACTTCATCGGGATCGACCGACGATGCTTCAAACTCGTGCGTTTGCTGAAGAAAATGCGACGTCGGCAGCGTCGACATTTCATGCACGTAATGGGCGATGCTCACATAGTCGGGGCGCTTGAGCTGGTCGAGTTCCTTGACTGACAAACCGGTGGCCAACAGCGCCAGCTCGAAGAACTGATCGTCCTCATCGTCACCGGCACGGGCTAGCGCTTCTTTCTGTGCGGCGTAGTACAACGGCTTGAGCGGGATCTGCTCGATGTGCGATCCGTTGTCACCGGTGATCGGCGACAACAGGTCGTGTGTGGGAGGTGTCCAGGGCATGTCGAAAATTCCTTTTTGATGCGTGGCGGGATGTCGCGTAGGGCCACAATCCTTGTGGGAGCCAGCCTGCTGGCGATTGCGGTGTGTCAGGCGAGGTCAGTGTCGACTGGCACGCTCTCATCGCGAGCAGACTCGCTCCTACAGGTTATGTAGGTGGCTGGGGGTTAAGGCAGCAACACCGCGCGGCGGGCATCGCCGAGAATGTCGACGCCGTTGAGCACGAACTTCTGGGTGCGCACATCGATGTCGATCACCGGGATGCCGTTTTCCAGACGGTTGTAGGTGCGGCAAGACAGCTCCAGCGTGGTGGTGGGTTTTTCGCCCATCTTCAGCTTGGCTTCTTCAAGGGATTTGAGCTTGCCGCCGACGGTGTGGTAGGTGAACCAGGTATTGCCATCCTGATCCTGACCAGCTTCACGCACGTTCAGCAGGATGTCGTCACCCAGCTTCACGCCCAGCGCCAACATGATTTCCGGTCCGACGCCTTGCAGGACCAATTTGGCGCCCAGCACTTTGCCGCTCTTGGCCATTTCCTCGGCGATGAAACGCCCACCGGCCTGTGCCTCCATATCGAACTCGATCTTCGGCGGGGTGAACTCATCCACCGTTGCCGACAACGGCAAGCCTTGCAGGGTGGCCGCGATGGCCTGTCTTACGCGATTGGTAAACATTAGAGAACGTCCTCCAGGAACTGCTCGATGATTTCATCGCGGGCATTGAGTTGATAAACCATGTGCTCGTTCGGCGCGTAGCGGCCGTAGTCGATACCAGCCGCCGTCCTCTGGCGAGATGGTCACTTCGGCCAGCAACCAGCTCGGATTCTTCTCGTCCTGGAACAGCGCGTTGAGCGGCCCGCGCCACACTTCGCGCTTAAGCGCGGTGGCGGTTGCCGCCGGGTTATAGACCGCACCGCCA